GGGTGGCGGTGGTGTTGGGGAGCGGGTTGTTAGGGTCACCACCAAGGGCAGCGTTATTGGCAGCGCGAGCGGCGATAATTTCTTTCAGGGTGGGTCCTAAGTCGCCACCGATTGCGGGCCCGCCAGCACGTTGGCGCGCCAGGATTTCTTTGATTTGAGCCTGCGAGAGAGGCGCGCTCAATTCTTGTGCAAGACGTTGATTTTCAGCAACGCGTCCAACCCTGCCTCCCACCAACCCCACTAAACCGCCAACCCCAAAACCAGCTGCCCCAGACTCGAACACCCCCTCGGTGAGCTTTTGGTCCGGGTTGTAAGTCTTCTGTGCAACAACATTTCCCAACCCTTCTTCTGAAACCTCCTGAAGAGTTTCTGCGCCCGCCGTTCGCGCTGCTTCTTTGATGATGCTTTTGGAAACTTTGCCAGAAATTGCGCGTCCCAATCCCGCCACTGCTCCAAACCGTTCCGTCACCGCTCCAATCGGTGCAGTGTACAGTGTTGACTGGTATTGTTTGACGGCTTTTTCAGCTTGCAGGCGATTCACCTCAGCTGCATTTCCCTCAGCCAGTGCAAGCGCGATCTTGGCGTCGTAAAACCGACCTGTCTTTTGCGCTGCGTTTTCGCCGGCGCTGAGTCCGTACACAATCATGCCGCCAGGCATCGCTGACACCGGCAAAGAACCGAGCCCGCTTGCTACCTGCGTGAGGTAATCATCTTCACGCAATGGGCTGACCGGGAACGCTTCTTCCGCGCCCTCTTGAAGCGCCTTGCCCATCTGGAATGTCGGGCTGGCCTCAAGTTCAGCGGCGCGGGCTACGGTTTGCTCTGGGGTGACTTCTTTGACGCGCTTTTCCCAGGCGGCTTGCCTGCGCTCGTAGGCTGCCATCTTGGCCGGACTGTCAGCCATGGACGGGCTGATTAACGGAGGGGGCTCTTCGAGACCTAAACGCGTCAGCCCCATCATGGCGCCGCCAACCATGCGGCCACCTTCTCGCATCATCGCGGATCCAGCGGCGGGTAGCGCGCCTTGATCCAGTGTACCTACGAACTCAAGAAGCTCGTTTTCGCCCATGTCATCGGGCACCTCAATCAACCCGATATTTTCAACGTCAACGAGCTTAGGCATAGTCGATTATTTCTGGATGGATCTGTTACCGGCTCCACCGACAACTCTCAAGACTGGAATGGCATTCGTGGCGCCGGCAGCCGCAGGCGCTCCAAGCTTTGAAAGCCGTTCCGCAAGCTGCTGCGGAGTGAGTTTAACCGTCAGGTCGCCTTCATCGGTTTGGATTTTCATCGTGCCCGGGTACTCAGTCTTTGGGGCCTTCTGCTCCACAACCTTCTTTGGCTTCCCGTACCGCTGCCCAAAGACGGTACGAATGTCCATGTCCGCGTTGCCTTGGTAGGCTTTCCGCTTTTCAGCTGGCTTCCCAGCGGCCTCCAACCCGGCGAGCATTTCTGAATCGTTAGCCCCGGTTCCTGTAATGGTAGATTCGAGGTCCTCAGAAATGGGTGCCCACCCCTGCGACGCCATGATGCTAGGCATTTTTAGCTGAGTCTCAGACACCGAAACAAGACCTTCGGCGCGCCCCTGGTTGAACGCTGGCCGCTTCATTAGCTCTTCTGGAATCTCCAGTTTGTCGCCAAAGCCTGATGCCTGCTGGAGAATGCTGGCTTTGCCAGCGGCAGCCGCCAATGCGTCCAGATCCTTGATGCTCTTGGCGCCCTTGGCTGAATTAACCAAGTCGATCGTCACGCCGTCAGCTTCATAAACTAGACCCTCACCAAACTTTTCCTTGAGAGTGTCTTCGCGATTTTTCGCCGTTAGCGCCGCTGCCTCCCGCCGCTGCTCAACGAGATCCTGGTAGTACCTATCACGCACCCGCGCCTCTTCAGCACGCTGCGCTGTTGCTTCCTCCCTGGCCTGGCGCTGCTGTGCCAGCTGCAAGCCTGCGAGGTACGACTGCCCGATGTTTTCGAGTCCTGAGAAGGGGTTTGCCATAGGTTAGCCTGCGTCAAGAATTCCAAGTTCAATACCAGATCCGGTTCCAACTCCTGGTCCAGCCCAGTTGTTTCCAGCGGCAGCACTGCCACCGGTTCTGCCCCCAAATCCACCAGACCCCAGCGCACTAAACCCAAGGTTGGTCAACCCGGATCCAAGCGAGCTAAGGCCTAGGCCGGCGACTCCACCCGCGCTCGGCATATTGTATGTGCCAAGCAAAGCGGCTTGTTTCTTGGCCCGTTCGTCAGCACGAATGCTGGCGAGCATCTGCGGTGTAAACTCAAAATTCGCCAGCGGCGCCAGCGGGGTCGTGCCAAGGATATTCGCAAACTGCTGCCCGCCCGCCTGCCGCAAAGCCAACGACGTGCGACCAAGATCGCGTGCTGTCAGGTTGCCGGCGGCCTGACTGCCGGCAAACCCTCCGGAGACCGCACGCCCGGCCGCCTGCCGCTGAACCTGCGCCGCGACATCCGGTGGTAGTTCTCCGCGAAGGAGCGCCAGCGCATTCTGAGTGCGTTGGGACTGCCCTTCCTGATAACCGGGAATCTGGATGCCGAGGGACTCCAGAAGCTGGGCGCGGGCAAACTGATTGCGTTGCGCTTCAAGCTCACGTGTACGCGGGGCAAGCTGCTCTGCCTCGCCGACGGCGGAAGGAATATCGAGGCCAGGCAGGTTTGCCGCGCCGCGTGCGCCTGCGCGATCTTTGCTGGCTTGATTGCCGCTAACCGCTGCGCTCGCCGCTGATCCGACGAGCCCAACTCCTATTGCTGTTCCTACCCAAGACATAGTAAGTATTTGTTGTCCCTCATGTAAGTGAGGTCGTTTTTGATCTCTTCGTGATCTTTTTTGTTCTGAGGATTCGGATGGACCGTGATCCACACGGTGTCCTCATGTATCAAAATTGCCCGTCGCGTCTGCGGCAGGGTGATCCCGTGGGCCGGCGCAGTGTATGTCACCAACCCCTCGGTTTCACTGATTACCGTGAGCTTTCCTTGAAGCAGGAAAAACGGGTGATCGAACTTGTGGATCCGGCTGGTGATGATTGACCCAGCTGGCGCAAAGATTTCCCGCACATACAGGCCCTCGGGATAGGTGTGTTTAAGCGGGCACTCAATCTGCGGCTTGTCAGCCACGAAAGCCTCCCACCGATCAAGGCGCTCATCAAGCGAGGTGTCGCCGTCGGTCAAGAACTCCAACCAGGTGATGGGCTTCTCAATCTCCATCAAATGAATCCTCCTAACCGATACTGGATCTTGGCGGAACCCCAGACCTGCACGTTGACAACCGTGCGCTCGTTGGGGCTGTAGGTTTCAAGCTCGTTCCGAAGGCTCCGCAGGGCCAGCTGGATCTCGCGCTCGGCCTCGGTGTACTGATTCCGGTCCTCCTTCTGGATGGCCTTCATCATGTGCTTGATCGCCTGGAGGTTTCCGATGAACAGCCAATCCGAGTCCACGACTGCCGGGATAAAGTCCAGTCGCACGATCGCTTCGACGACGGTGTTGGTGCAGTTCTCATCTGCTGGCACGCATCCGTCGCCGTGGTCGATGCAGTCGTTCTGCGCTTCCGCGTTGCACCCGGAGGTGCCGCCACAGACCTCGGGCATGCCGATAAGGTAGGTGCGGCGGTACTCGGGGTTCTGCTCGCTCGGACCCCAGACTGCAATCTGGGTTTGCAAGGTAGTCGTTTGGTTGTACGCCAGAATCGTCAGGCTGCCTTGAGTCAGCGGCTTCTGGGCACCGGTGAGACCGGGTTGCTTGAACAGGTTGACCGTCTGGACGTAGGCGGTCACCGCCGGGTTGGGCAGCGTCACGTACTCGCCCCAGACGTACTCGCCGGTCACCGTGTCCAGCGTGCGGATCGGGTTACCGTTGGGGTCTAGTCCCTGAAGAAGCACGCGCTTGCCGGCATCGGCTGTCAGCTGGGGTTGGACGCGGATGTAGCAGTTTCCAACCGAGTCCCGGAACTGGGTGACCATACCGCGATCCAGTAGCTGGTCCTGCTCGCAGCCTTCACGGCCGCAACCGGTGCGCGGCGCCCGCTCGTCGGTCTGGAACTCGTACCACTGGTTCTGGATCGGGATGTTGTACCCGCAGACGTTCATCGCCTCGATCGTCTTGACCTCGCGAGGCCAGGTGATGCAGCCGGCAGTGACGCAGACGCGGAGCTTCTTGTACGTGCCCCACCACTTGCCCATGTCGGCCAAGCGCGCCTGAGCCTCGTTCAGCAGCTGGAGAAAACGATCGTCGCAGGTGGCGAGACCGACAGCCTGCGGGATCGTGGAGTTCTTGGCTTGGGCGAGGGTTTTTCTCATGTTAGCGGATGGCGCGAGCCATGACTCGCCACTTGGCTTCGTCGATGGCTGTTAGGACACCGGTGGTTTTGTGGTTCACAGCAATACCTGAAACGGCGCTACCGCGAACAAGGCCAATAGTGGTAGCGTTTGAAAATCCGGTGACCCGAATATCGCTTTCAGAAAGGTTTGTCCGAAGGATGCTTCCAACTGGGATGTAATCTCCGCCAGCCGGATTGATTCCGGTGTATCCGGCATCACCGGTTGCATCCGTGCAAATGATTCCAATGTCCCAAGACAATGGGTCCACCGTAAAACCATGCGAGAACGTGACTGAAGCACCCGCCGCCGGAATCGCCTGATAGTTTGCCACCGGCGTAATGTACCCCGACTCCCACACCGATGCCGGTGCCGAGTTGGTCCTCAAAAATTGACGGTCGGTTCCAGGTGCGATGTTTGCCGGCCCGATATTCTGACCGGGGTTTAGCAGCTGGAAACGCGTGCCGTCGTAGACCACGACACACATCTGGCCAAGCCTGATGTCATTTGCGACCAGCGCCGTAGTGCCATACTTGGTGATCGCTTTGGTTGCGAACCCGTCAACCGAAAGCGTGCTGGGGCCAGTATTCGCGTTCGACGCCCCGAAAGCGTAGGTTGCACCGGTGCGATACGCTTGGTTCACCCCCGGAGACGCCGGCGCCAAGGTAACCGTGTAGGCATCTGGAACACCTCCGCCAACACCGTAGGTCAGCTGGGTTGTGACCCGCGCCCATCCGGCCGGAGCCGTAGTGTTGTACTTCAGGATTTCGACAGGATTTCCACCAGCGTCCAGGCGCAACCAGTAGAGTCCGAGATTCGGAGCAACCGGAGCGATCGCGCTTGCCACCCACTCCGGCGAGGTTGCGAACTGAGCAATCAGCGCGGCCGCGTAGGCGTCCAAACGATCCTGCTCAGATGCGAAACAGGCGGGTGGCGGCAGCACGCCGGCGGTAAGGTTGATCTCAGGCATGGTTAGATGCGGTAAAGGTAGTCGTTGGGCTTACACGGGCCTGGGTCGCATTCAAGCGCCAAACAGCCCTCGGGACAATCGAAATAGAAGAACTGATCCAGCGGGGCAACGCAACGCACTGGGCGCCCCTGGAGGAACGATACACCGAATCGGCCGCCGTTGTTGATGACCAGTTCGTTTCCGCTCAGGCGCAGCACTTGGTTGCAGCCAATCTGGATGTTTTCGATGTACCGGAAGAAATTTCCAGTCTCGGACGTGAACGGCACATCGGGTCCTGGGCTGGCGCAGGTGAAGGTGTAGAGCGTTGGCGTGCCGGTCACGATTACCTCATCGTTGAACGAGGTGTTGCTAAACCCTTCGATGGTCGCGTAAGCGCCAAGCGTAAGTTGGTGCGCCTTGTTGGTCGTGTACGTGGCAACGCCGGCAGTGCGCTGGTATCCAATCGGGCGGATCTCCCACGGGAACTTCACCGGGTCGTTGATTCCAAGAAATCCACCAGCCGTCGATACGGCTGAACCGGGATTTGCGACGGTGAAAGTCGTGGATGAAGGGGTGCTGGCAACCGTAAAGACGCCATTAAAGGTGCCGTCAGTCACTCCAATCGTAGAGATTTCCATTCCCACCTGGAGTTCGTGATCGGAAGCAGTCGTGAACGTCGAGATGTTGGCGGCGCGGGATGCGGACGTAATCGGAATCTGGTAGTCGGTTGGGTAGTAATACCTCGATTTGTCCACGTCGTGGTTGTAGATCAAAAAGACTGCATCCAATGGCGCAAACGCGGTCTGGTAGAACCAAGAATTAGGGCCGGTCAGGAGAATGTCGTTGTTCTCGATCAGCATGTCCTTGTGGGCCGCAATCAGCGTCGAGTAGGTCTCGGGATTCGCAACTGGGGGCGTGACGGTTTGAATCAGCGCGTACCAGTCCTGCACGGTCAGCGCGATGAACGCCGAGACCCCGAGGGCCGAGTTGTTTTGGATTTTGGTTCCTTTGTGCTGGTAGGAATCAACGTAGAAGCAGGTCCCGCGGAAGCCGTCAAAGTTGTTCTTCCGGATCATAGCTCCACTGGTCTCGCGCACCGTAACGGCAATCACGGGGCTCTGTTGATTGACGGGATCTGGGCCGCCGCGAACCTTGTTGCCTTCAAACAGGCATTCCGAGGCGAAGATCCGCCGGCTGCGAAGCATGATGACTTGGCCGTCGAGGTAGAGGCCGGGAAGTACGTTCGGGCCAGCTGCGGCAGCTGTGAACCGGAAGGCGTCGGGGGTCGATGTGATGGTCAACGATCCAGAGAACCCAAGATTTACGTTCCCGAATCCAGTGACCACGATTGCTGGGAAAACGTCAACGCCTACCTGTGCGACCGTAAACGCGAAGTCGCTGACAACGCTTACGACAGAAAAAGATCCGTCGAACGAGTTGTTGCTGACATCGACGGTAACGCTACTGCCAGGTGCGAGAAAATGCTTCTGCGATGTGGTGAACGTCACGACGTTCAATTGCCGTTGAGCGGAGATGATTCCAAAAACGTAGTTTCCTATCGTCACCGGAACCACATCCCCAACCCGCAGTGTGTGTTTCATCACACAAGTGTACGTCGCCACGCCAGCCGACCTTGACACCACGTTGATCGGGTTCACCAAGCTCGAATAGCCACCGATCGCGCACTGGGTGTTTGCCTCTGCATTGCCCGGATACAGCGTGCTTTGGATCGAGTTGCGCCCCTGGTAACCAAAGTCGTTGCTCAACACCTTGGCGCCGGCCGTGAGGTCATCGACGTTCATGGGCAGGAACGATTTCGCAATAAACGTCTCTGCGTCCGCCACACCGACGCCGAAGTCGTAGAACTGGTTTTTCTGGAAGAGAGCCTTCTCTCCGCCATGATTGATTCCGGCGACCGTGTAGAGAGAGTTGACGCCTGCTTTGGTTTGCACCGTCAACGGCACGTTTGGCGCGGCCCATGCGCGGGCGTTCTCGTTGATTACCTCGTAGGCCGATCCAGAATCTGCCATAACCCCTGTGTTTGGACCAGCATTCGCGCAGGTAAATTGCGCCGGAGACGGCACTCCAGTGACGACAAACGTTCCGTTTAGCGTTGGGTCAGCGAACCCTGAAATGACCACCGTGTCTCCAAAAATGAACGGGTGAGCAAGTGCAGTGTCATAGGTGGCGACGTTGGTAAGCCGCTCGTAACCGATCATTGAAAACACCGTGGCGGTGCCGGCGTTCACGCAGAAGACCTCCTGTGCAGAAAGGACTCCAGCAACGACGAACGTGCCGTTCAACGCGGCATTGGAGTATCCGGTCACCGTGATCGTATCACCAATCGTGAATCCAAAATTCCATTGCGGATGCTTGGTGTAGATTGCGAATCCAAATTGATTGATCCGGCCTTGTGTTAGCACCACGCGAAGGTCTCGCTCGAATGAAAACTGAGTCACGTTCGTGATGAATCCAAACCCAACGAATGACAAGTCATTTCCGGGACCGGATGTCACCACGTTCGCGATGTACTGGTTGGCTGCGCTGATATTTGTGTACGGCGCAGGCGAAATCGGCGGGATGTACGCCGGAGGGGGAACGGAATAGAACTGGGTGCCAGGTATTCCGGGATCATACAGCGGCTTGTCCACGGTGTACGTGTTGACACCGTTGGTGCGCTGCACTGAGACGATCTTGATGTCCGCAACCGAGTTTTTCGCGTAGTTGCCGTCGAAGGTTATCCACTCGATCAAGGTGTTCTTGCAGTTGACGCTGAACAATGGCACGCCTGGATAAGCCCCGGGAGCGCCCACGACACCAAAACCCGGGTAGTTTCCAAGGGTCTTCAGCATCTGGATGTTGAAGCCGAAAGTGTCCCCTCTTTTTGCCGAGGTGTTGTCAGCAAATTTGACGATTGTTTTTCCGATTCCTTTGCCCGTAAACGCGACGTTGTTGATAACCGGGGCATACCCCATGACAATGGACGAGGTGTAGCCGCCGCCGATCAGGTTGATCCAGCCGTCTTGAACCACTAACGGAGCGTCTGGATAGGTCGGCAGCGGCATCGACGCTGTGAAACGCGTCGGCGTCGGCGTGCTTAAAACTTGGAATCCGAACTGCCCTGGACCTGTGCCGTTAAAAGTAGGATCAGTGAATCCGTAGAGCGTGATCTTCTCGCCAACAACCAGCCCGTGCGGCGTCGCCGTGTTGAACGTCGCGACACCTCCGGTGCGGACACGGTCGATAATCTTCACCCCCGGACTCGATCCCAGCAGAAACGTACCCTCTGGAAAATCGCAACGCCCGGAAGCGATTAGGCACTCGTTGATTGCCCACGCGCTGTTTCGCCGCCCGCAGGGGTCAGCACCGTAATCGACTGGGTTTGAGGATGGCATTTTAGGTGGAGAGGAGCGGGCAGGCGACGCGACTGAGGTCCCCGTAGAGATCCTCCTGAAGACGTTGCGCAACCATTGCCACACGTTTAAGGCGGAACCGGCCCGTGTTGACGTAGCGGAGTTGGAACTCATAACCATCTCGGGTGAATCCGCCAGTCTGCACGTCGCACTTGTCCGGGGGTTGCGGCAGGGCAATGCGCGATCGCGTAGGCGGCTGGTAGTATTTGACCTCCTGGCAGTTGATCACCGCTGGGGGACACGAAATCTCGCCGGGCTCGCAGTTGCGGTACTTGGCGCAGTCTTTGAACTCGGCCCAAGGCTGCCAGCATTCTCCTTCGTTGGCCTTGAAGTAGACCTTGGATTCGATGTCGCCCATCACTTGGTCATACCATTGCTCAGCACTAACCAAGCGTTTCTTGTTGGTGGGCTCGGCGAAAGTCAGCGAGCGTGTCTCGATCGTCCAGTCGATCGGAGCATCATCGAACCCGTCGAAGTCGAACTGGCCGTTTTTGGTGACCTCGTAGAGGCCGATGTAGTCCTGATTCAGTCCGAAGGCAAAGCACCGCTCTGTGCGCTTCACTCGAACAGTCAGCATCTGGAACACGTCTACGCCAGTCCAGACGCCTTCCCACGCCGGCGGCAGCTTCCGCCCCATGCCCGAAACGAGATCGAAATCCAGCACGACAAGACCGCCATGAACGATACCCCGGTTGTTGATCTTGCGCGGCTGGATGGTCATCAGCATCCGGTTGTCGAAATTCACCGCGCTGGCAGCGGTCAGGTAAAAATCAGTGTCGTAAGCCAGCGCCCGCACAACCTGCCGGCTGATCGGTGTGTTGCCGAACTCGGTGAAGTCGCGGCGAGCGTAGATCAACGACCGGATGCCATCCTGCGCCCGGAAAATCAGGTCGCCGTTGACCGCAACGATGGACTCATGGTTGAACGATCCGAAGTTCAGCAGAGCGAACCGCTGGATCGGATAATCGAGATCCTTCCAGACATCCCGATCAACCGGGGCGTTGAACGCGTAGGTTGCGGTAGGAGTGAATACCAGCAGGTCGCCGTCTCCCAGCGACGTGTCCAGGTTGGCGGCAAACGCCAGACCGGTGATTGGGCCGTTTGAAACAGCGAAGGCACCGCCTTCATTGAGGAACGTGTTTTCGGTGAAGCGAATAACCGAGTCGCGCCCATAGGACGGGTCGCCGTAGACCAAATCGCCGCCGTAGTATTCCGATCCATTGGCAACCCAGAGGCGCCCCTTGCCGTAGGCCATCGGGCCGCCAACAGGGACTTCTTCGCCAGTTGCGCGCCGGAGCGTCGAGCCGTTGTAAAGGTACGGCTGATTCTGGCCATCCTGAATCACAAGCCAGTTTTCCGCCTGCTGAAAGTAGACGTGCGACCCTTGCGGATCGTTGGTCGCCATCTGGTAGCAGTTGAATGCCGGACCAAGCAGCGGGCCTGCGTCAACGCCAGGTGAGTACGTCGTGAACGTCGTGGCGCTCGGGACAGTCTCAACAATGAAGTCTCCGAAAAATCCATCAGGAAAGAACGCACCTGGAGGTTCAGTAAGTCGAACCACCATACCTGGGGACAGGCCGTGCGGAACGCCGCAAACGTATGTCGCGACGTTGGAAACCCGGCCGCGAGTCTGAACCTGGAAGGTAAAATTTATCGGCGTGAGGTCGGTGACCTTGAACCCGTTCTTAATGTCGATCTGGAACACCTTGCCGCCAACGGACGCAAACAAAAACGGATCCGTGTTGTCTGCAATGTAGGTGCCGCATCCTTGAAACTGGCCTTTTTCAAACGCCTTTTTTACCGCCGCGTTGTAGTACCCATTGTTGTAGACCACGGTCGGATCATCGAACGTGAGATTCTTCACCCAGATTCCCGGCCGCGCTTTCGGGAATCCTCCCCGCACCGTCGTGTTGACCGCCCAGGCCAGCTGGTTGGGCTGAATCAGTGAGGGCGAAAAACCGCTGTCCACCCCACCTTCAGCGGTAAGGAGGCCATCAACGATGCGATTTTTTTCTGCTACCATGACGCTTGAAGCCATTGAAAGGCCAACCCATCATTCCCGCAAGATGAATGAAAGCCCCGATTACTTGTCTATACCGTGGCGTACAAAAGACCGTTTTCTGATCGAGGCTGAGATGGTGCGTAAAGACGGATACATTATGCACGCCGGAGTGAGGTACGGGCGCGGCAAATACTACCACTTCCGGCAGGCCATGACCGCGCTCTGGCCGCACTTCGACTGGCACAACTGGTCTGATCTCCTGATTCAGACATTCGCTGAAAACAAAGAGATCGGCGTCATGGGGCCCGGATCATCTGGAAAGACCTACAATTCAGCAGCGTTCGGGCTCTGCACGTTCTACATCTACCCCACCGGCACCTCGATCATCATGTCGTCAACGACACGTGAGGGTCTTCAGCTGCGCATCTGGGGCTCGATCAAGGAGCTTCACAACAAGGCCAAGAAGAAGCGGGAGTGGCTCCCTGGACGCGTGATCGAAAGCCGGTTCATCCTGACCAGTTCAGATGAAGATGATGAGGCGAAGGATTTCCGTGATGGTATCATCGGCGTTGCGTGCAAAATAGGCGGCACGTTTGTCGGCCTCTCGAACTACGTCGGCCTCAAGAACGACCGGGTCATGTTGATCGCAGACGAGGCATCCCTTATGGGGCGCGGCTTTCTGGACTCCGTCGCCAACCTCCGCAAAAACCCAGTATTCAAGCTGATCGCGATGGGCAACCCCAAGGACCGAAACGACGCGTTGGGTGTGGTCTGCGAGCCGCATCCATCAATCGGCGGCTGGGAGGGGCTTGAGTACCTCGAAAAGACTCGCACCTGGAGAACGCGGGCGCCCGGTGGCGTGGCTGTCCAGTTGTGCGGGTACGACACGCCCAACGCGTTGTTTCCCAAGGGCACCAACCCGTACAAGGGAATCATCACGCCGGAACAGATTCAGGCGGATCTCGATTACTACGGCCGGGACTCGTTGCAGTTCTCGATGATGAACCTTGGCGTGCTGCCTCGGGACGGCGGCACCAGGCGCGTAGTTACAATGTCCCTGTGCGAGCAGAACCAAGCGTTTGACGACCCCGTGTGGGAACGTGCCGACAAGCTCACCAGAATCATCGGCATCGACGCTGCGTATTCAGGTGTCGGCGGCGACCGCTGCGTAATGACAGACCTCACGTTTGGGCCGGATTCATCTGGGCGCATCGTGCTAGCATTCAGCGAGGCGCCGATCGTTATCCCGGTCACCGCAGTCAAAGCACAGCAGGCCGAGGAGCAGATTGCCGAGTACGTCCTGCTGTACTGCAAGCAGCGCAATATCTCACCGGAACGCGTTGGGTTTGACTCCACGGGGCGCGGCACGCTCATGTCTGCGTTCGCCCGATTGTGGTCTCCTGAGGTAGTGCCCATCGAGTTCGGCGGCCGACCAAGCGAGCGCCCAGTACGAAAGGGTGATCCGAAAACTGAACGAGAGGCATACGGCAAGATGGTAACCGCGCTTTGGTATTCATCGCGCCTGCTGATCGAATCCAAGCAGCTACGGAAACTGCCTCGCGAAGTCGCCGAGGAAGGTTCGATGCGTGAGTGGGGTATCGCCCGCACCGGGTTGATCGACGTTGAACCCAAGGAGAAGACCAAGGAACGCATGGGTAGGTCGCCTGACCTCTGGGATTCGTTCGTGGTGGCGCTCGAAATGGCACGCAGAACGGGTTTTGAGATTGCAGGCGGTCAAGGTGTTGGTATTGTCAAGCGACAGACACCAAAGTGGCTGACACGTCTGTCTGCCAAGCGGCGCACGATGGAGTCTGAACATTCGCTTACCTATTCCTAACTTATGGCCTCATTCAACAAAGTCATCCTGATCGGCAACCTCACCCGAGACGTAGAACTCAAGTACCTCCCGAAAGGAACCCCCGTCTGCAATGTCAGCATGGCGATGAATCGCCGCTGGAAGAATGAGGTCGGTGAGGAAAAGGAGGATGTCTACTTTGCTGAGTGTAAGGCTTTCGGGAAGCAGGCCGAAACGATCGCGCAGTACGTGAAGAAGGGGCACCCGCTGATGGTTGAGGGACGCCTGACCCGTGAGGAGTGGGACGACAAGAAGACCGGCGAGAAGCGGTCCACCACTCGGATCATGATTGAGACCTTCCAGTTCCTGAAGGGACGCGACGAGGGCGCGGCTCCGGCTCCGGCTCCGCGACGTGAGGCTGCACCAGCAGCTGCCGCACCGAAGCCTGATCTCGACGAAGATGATGTTCCGTTCTAAACCTCACCTATGAATCGCGACACGTTCCCTCCCGGCGGCTGGCAGTTCTACGAACCCAAGACCAACTGGAGTCCCAAGGATGTATTGAACTACGGCTTCTACGAGATGGTGCGCCTGATTCATCAACACCGGGTCGCCAACAGCATTCCGTCTACGATCGAGCAGGCTGTCAGCGATCTGGAGGCTTACACGCGGGCGCGGTTTCCTCAAATGGCTCCCAACCCATCCACAAATGTACAACCAAGGACTTCAGGCTGTCGCACGTGCGGCCGCTAAGTTGCGCCAAACGGCTCAAGGGGCGCGCATCCTAGCTGAGTGGCTGGGTGATGGTGGCACGCCTGTAGAACGCCAGCAGGCGCAGGACCGCATTGATACCTGCAAACGCTGCCTGCACAACAAACCCACGGATACGCGGTCGATCACCAAGACCGTGGCCGAGGCAATTCTGGAGCAGGAGCAGGCGCGCAACGAGATGGTCATGTTTTTGCACGGCGAGGGACTGGCGGGCACCTGCGATGTCTGCGGGTGCTACCTGAAACTGAAGGTTTGGGTGCCTCTCAGCTACCTTGGCGACACGGTGATGCCCGATAATTGCTGGATTTCACAGGAACGGAAATCAATCTGAGGTCAATATGAGTTTCAAAGAACCGAGTAAAGTCTGGAATGTGGTCAGCGCGATGCTTGAAGCAGAGCAGCCTCGATCTCGCAACCGCGCCCGCATCAACGCGACATTCAACGGCAACCCTCCCTACAGCGACGAGGAGGCGCGAGACAACCGGATCCAGACCAACGTGAACTTCCTGGAAGGCACGCGGATCATTCACGCGGCGCGCCAGCAGTTCACCAACGCGTTCCTGAAACCGCAGAATTACTTCTCGGTAGGTCTCGACATAGGCCCACGGGACAAGCGCACCCAGTGGGGCAACATCATCACGAAGCAGCTGAACCGCGTGATGAAGCGGTCTCCGAAATACTCCACGGTCTTGGAGTCCCAGTTTGCGGCCACCGTGCTTCACGGCATCGGCCCGGTCACCTGGCTCCGTGATCGCGACTGGTGCCCATCGGCTCGCGGCACCGAGGACATCCTGGTCCCGACGAACACGTTGACCACGATGGAGAACCTGTCGCACTTCGCGATTTACACGTCTTTCACGGCGGCCGACCTGATTCGGATGACTCGGGGCGAGAACGTGGACGAGGGCTGGAACATGAAGCTGGTCAACGAGTTGTTGGCCAACATGATTAGCAAGGAGGCGACCAGTCTCCAGGTGAACGACTGGTCCGGCCAATACTTCCCTGAGAAGATTGAGGAGGATTTCAAGGAGAACTCCGGCTACTGGGGATCCGACGCAACGCCGGTCTTGCGGTGCTACGATTTCTACTTTTTGGACACGACCAGCGACGATCCCTCTTGGCGCCGCCGGATCATCGTGGACCAGTACAACAGCGGCATCGGCAATATGCAGACCGCTGGCCAGTGGCTTTTCGACGCCGGAAATCGGTGCTACGGCCGGGACATCTTTGAGTTGATGCACATCCAGTTCGCCGACGGTGCTGTCGTGCCGCCGTTCCGCTGGCACTCGGTGCGATCACTGGGCTACCTGCTTTACGCGGTCTGCCACCTTCAGAACCGCCTACGCTGCAAATTCACGGACTCCGTGTTCGAGCAGATGCTCTGGCTCTTCCGCAACGTCGCGGACGGTGACGCTGAACGGATGGAGAAGATCGACCTGTTCAACATGGGCGTGATCCCCGAGGGCTTGTCGTGGGTTCCGCAGTCTGAGCGCCATGTCGTGGATTACACGATGCTCTCTGGGGCTATGTCCATGCACCGGCAGATTATGGCCGAGTCCAGCGCAGCCTACACGCAGGACGTGAACGACGGTTCTTCCAAGGAACTGACGGCGACCGAGGTGATGGCCCGCGTAAACAACGCCAACGCGCTCATGGGTTCGATGCTCACCCGTGCCTACACCCAGCAATCGTTTCAGTACCGGGAGATCGCTCGCCGGTTCTGCACGATTGACCATCCCGACTGCGTTCAGTTCCGCCGGAAGTGTGAAGTCGAAGGCGTCGATCCATCCGTTTGGAAAAACCTCGACAGCTGGGACATCATGCCCGAGCGCGTCATGGGTTCCGGCAACAAGATGCTGGAGATCGCGCAGGCCGACCGCCTCATGGCTATCCGGCCCCTGCTAGCACCCGATTCTCAGGCCGAGGTTGTGCACATGTACGTCGAAGCCAACACGGACGATCCGCTTTTGGCGAACCGCCTCGCACCGGTGGACAACAAACCGGTATCCCCAGCGGTCGAGCGCGCCACGCTGGCCTGGGGAACGCTCATCGACGGCCAGCCGGTGGTCATCGCCAGCGCGATGAATCGGCCCGAGTACATCCAGACGCTTCTCCAGATGCTTGGTGGCGCCATTGGGCGTATCGAAAAGGAGCAGGGCGGTATGACGACCATGGACCGCGTCATGGGATTGGTGAATGTCATTCAGCACATCCAAGAGCAGATGGGGTTGATCTCCGAAGACCCCGGCCAAGAGCAGAACATGAAGCTCTACAACGACGGAATCAGTCAGGCGTCGAACTACATCAAGGGCTACGTGCAGCGTCTCCAAGAGCAGGCTCAGGCTCAGGCCGAAGCTGGTGCAGCTGGCAACGGTATGAACCCCGAGGTGGCCGGCAAGATTCAGGCAATGCTCATCACCGCGCAGTCCAAGTCCGAGATCGCCGCTGCGAACGCCGAACAGAAGCGCATCCAGAAGCAGGTTGCTTTCGATCAGGATCAGCAGCGCAAGAACGCCAACACGATCGCCGAGGCCCAGCGCAAGGGTGCCATGACCCGGGCGGACATTGCGGCTCTGGATTTGAAGACTCAGGCAAATATCCTCAACCAATGATCCAATCCCCAAAACAAGAGTTTCAGCGCGACAAAGATCGCGTGATGGAGCTTGAGCGCCTACTGGACAACGCCAACTTCCAAGCCGCGCTGTTGGCTGCCTTCAACAATCTCTGCTGGAACCTGCCAGCATCCGAAAACCCTCAACACGGCTGGAACGCCAACTGCCGCCGGCAGGGCGCCAAGGCGTTGATCGAGGAGCTTCATGGGCTGGTGACGACGCAGAGAGATAAACCGACCGTAAAACAGAACCTTGAATGAACTTGCTGCTATCACCAGACGCGCCGACCGAGCGGGGCGCAGATTACACCGAAGCCTTCGCTGGCATCGACGCCCTCGAAGGGAATGCGCTTGAAAATCCAATGGGTTCACCGGCACCCGCCGCTCCCGTTGCGCCACAAGCACCAGCCCCGGTCGCCTCACCAGAACCGGCGCCCGTCACCCCGGCTGCAGCTCAGAAGAACGAAGACCCCTTCGGCCTAGACAAGCTGGTCTCACCCAAAACCGAAGTTGCTGCACCTGCCAAAACACCGGATCCAGCACCGAAGAACGAGCCAGCCTCGTTGAAGCAGTTCCGCGAGCAGTACGAACTCACCAAGAAGGAGCGCGACGATCTTGCCGCCAAGATCCAAGAGCTTGAGCGCGTCAAGTCCGAGGGCACCCGCAAGGAGGTTGAGGAGGCAACGAAGTCTCTCAAGGCCGAGATGGATTCGATCCGCAAGAACGCCGAGGAACTCGACACCGAGGTCCGCTACCTGAACTACACCCGCTCCGGCGAGTACAAGCAGAAGTACGAGGGGCCGTTGCGCGAAGCCTGGCAGACCGCTCTGGGCGACATTGAGGGCATCCGCGTCACTGATCCAGATGGCAACGAGCGTGACGCCAATCATCAGGACATTATGGCGCTCCTCAATGTGCCGGTGGCCAAGGCTGCTATCATCGCCCAGGAGACCTTTGGTGCGGCTGCACCCGAGATCATGGCGCACCGGCGGCGGCTCATCGAGTTGACCCAGGCGCGGGACAAGTCCATCTCCGAGTGGAAGGAGAAGGGCGCCCAGCGTGAGGTCGAATCAAAGAAGCAGCTGGAGAGCCGCCAGACGCGCTCGCGTGACCTGTTCGAGTCTCAGTTCGCGGACTACGAGAAGACCCACGCCCAACTGTTCGGCCGGGAAGACGGTGATGAAGATGGCAACAAGCTCTTGGACGAGAGCGACCGCTTGGTGCGCATTGCCCTCAAAGGTGAAGGCATCGACGCCGACATGGGCTACGACGACAAGGTAGACCTGATTACCA